GCAGCTTTAAATGCTTTCAGACCGAATTGATCTACACTATCTCCCAATTCTTCAATCGCCTGTGAAGCCGTGATTCCCTTTTCGTTGGCATATTCGTAGATTTCATCGACAGCGGCTGAATAGTCAGTAAAGACTTTCATCATTACGTCCGAAGTGAACCATGCATCCTCTGTCAGGTGTTCTGCAAATTGCGATTTTGTAAAGGCACCGCTATTATTAATAAGAGAGGTATAAGTGTCATCCGCATTTTTTTTGAGTGTACCTAAAGCAACACCTGCGTCGAGTGCTTTTTGTCGGAATTCATCGGTATCCATGGATACGTTCTGAATAGATTTGTAATCTTCTTTCCGCATTGTGCCAGCACCCATAGCCTGTGAAAGCTGATACATCGCATGACTTGCAGTGGTTGCATTTTGTCCTGACAATGCTGCCCAGTTAGCAATACCCTCCAGAGCAGTGACGGATGCTGTCAGATCTTGTCCGGAAGCTGTGAACTTGGCAATACTGGAAACCATGTCTGTGAAATTGTAGCTCGTTTCGTCAGTATACCAATTGAGACGTTCAAGCTGTTCAGAAACAGTATTCATATCGTAACCCTGAGAAATAAGAGTTCCGACGGATGTAGTCTTGTTGCTGAACTTTTCCCAACCGGATGCAATATTATCCACGGACAGTGATTTTACCAATTGTGTACCAGCATCAACAGCCTTGTTCACGATGTTGGTGAGAGCGGTAATCGCAACTACTTCAAATGCTGAAAATTTTAACTGAACCGTTTCCACAGCACTGCTCAGGTCAGAGAAATTAACTTTTTTAGCTGCATCTCTGACAGATTCCAGTCCCTTGGACGCTCCGTCAAGTTTCAGAGCCTGTTTTAGCTTGTCAATGGTTGACAAACTTGTTTGAACGTTGGTTTCAAACTGGCTATTATTGAAACGCATTTCCACAACCCGTTCGTCAATTGTTGTGCTCATAGCCCCGTGACCTCCTTCCATGCTGATTCTGTAATCCTGTCGAATACTGGTTGAATTGCAGGGTTAATATAATCCCGCCCTTGTACATAGCCACCGTTTCTTGTGCCGTGTCCGTATTGCAGGATGATTGCAATAGGCACCCCATTTTGAATATTGGAATTATAGAATGAGATTGTGACCTTTTCATCGTTGCGAGAAATTTTGTAACTCCACGAACTTGCTGTTTTTCCGGTGTCAACAGGGGTTGCAGACGCAAGGGCGGCTACACCTTCCCGACCGTATTGATCAAGGTTGTCCAGCTTTACGGCTGATTTAACTTTTTTCAAATAACGATTCAGTTTTGAAAAGTCGCCCTTTTGTCTGAAAGTAATCATTTGGTGCTCCTTTAAGTATTGATTGTCAGTTTCTGCCCGATGTAAATTTTGTTTGCATCCTTAATACTGTTGTCCTGTACGAGCTTTGCAACGGTAGTTTTGTATCTCTTGGCGATTGATGAAAGTGTATCACCGCTCTTGACAGTGTAAACTGTTGAAGCTTCAGAGGATGCTGTTTTTGAACTGTATCCATTAAAGCCGGATGATGTGATAATTGTCGGATAGTCGATGTAACACTCATCCAGATCCACATTGCCATTTACTCCGGAAACTGTACCGGTACTGCTGTACTGCCACATACCATAGCTGCCGGTATATTGGCACTTAGAAGCATATTCCGCTACCCATAGTGCATATCGCTTGGCAACCTTATCAGAAATATGTGTCTGCAACGGGGAACGGCTGATATACAGTCCTGCAAAATATCTGGCTTTTTCCAGCTCACCGCAAAAGGTCGTTACAAGCTGTGAGCAGAAATCACGACCTTTATCGAGCTGCTTCTTTTCCTCAAGGTCGAAATATATCGGATATTCAAACTGCTTCCCCTTGATCACATCAAGACACGCCGTCGCTTCCAGTCTGGCATCTGCTTCGCTGTCGGCATAACTGTACCAATAGGCACCAACTTTAAGACCGGCTGCCTTAGCATTTTTATAATGAGTTTCAAACTGTGAATCTTTCTGTGAGGAAAGCTTTCCAAATCCGGCACGAATGATAACGAAATCAACGCCAGATGCTTTCACCTTGGCAAAATCGACATCTGTCTGCCATTTTGAAATGTCAATTCCTTTTTTGTTCATGTTACACACTCCTATCCCTTGGTGTTTAATTTTCGTTTGCGAGCAGCATTCAAGGCGGCATTTCTGCTCATAATTTCTCTCTTGCTTCGTTTCTTGGGCGGCTGATTTTTGATGTTGCATACCCGAATCAGCGTAAGCAGCCGATTCAGATGCCACTTCTGGCATTCAAAGGGAATATTCAGAGCAATCATCCAATAATAAATCAACTCCGATGTAATCTGCTCACGACTGTTGGGGGTTTTTTTATCTTCAGAGAACCACGTTGCAGTCATGGGAGAATCAATATAGTGATTAATCTGTTTTACATTTTCATCAGAAAGATACTGATATATAGTTGGGTCAACATTCTGGGTAAGTGTCATGCATCGAACGTAATCAATCGTTTCCTCAAATTTTTTATCTTCTTTTGAAAGAAACGGCTTGCACCATTTCGATTCCCATTTGGAAAGAGACACAAGGGAATGCTCAAGCATAAGCGTCTGTTCTTTAGTGTAAACAAATAGTTTTTTGTTTTCATCCCACAATTCACAGGACGAAATGATAAGCTGAAGCATTGCTGTTTCTCCTTATTTAATCGGTTGCCGTAACGGATTCAGCAGCAGATGCCGGAATCTTGATATTGGGTATGACGGCATTGATGAAAGCAGGTGCCGCATTTTCGTCTGTAACCAATTCCATAAAGAGTTTATTATATGCTTCAGTCTGTGAAAACTCCTCAGAAATTTTTTCTGATTTGATGAACCGACGGCCGTCGGAACTTTTTTGTCCATAAGACAGGAGCAGAAGTTTCTTGAAATATCCCATGATTGCCGGTTTGTCGTTGGCATTTATAATGTTGGTAATTGTTTCGACAAATCCCTCCTGAGTGCTGTTTCCAAGCTCTACGAGTTCAGATTCGTTGAGATTAAAGTAACAGTCTTCGGTTCTCTGGTTTCCATCATAATCCGTATAGGTAATTGTTTTTTTCAGCATTGTAATTTCTCCTTTCGAGCGAAAAATGAAAAGGAAGTGTCAGATTGTGACACCTCCGATATTCATTTTGATTTTTTTGTTAGCAATGTAAATTATTCAGCACTCTTGCTGAAAATAGTAGCCAGTTCTTCCGGAAGCGGCAGCCTCGCTTCTTCTGTTTCGGAACCGTATAGAATTGTTTCCAATGCCGTGAGACTTTCCTTATCACACTTTGTACTGTCGATAGTGATTGTGGCAGAGGGCTTAAAGCCGGGAATCTCAACGGGAGTTGTAGATACTTCCCATGAGAATGTGATTGCTTCCGGAGAGTCATTGATTGTATTATAGCCTTTCTCGGATGGTGATGCCATACAGCCATACACGATATGCAGCTTATAACCATAATCCGAACCGTCCGTGTCATTCCCAAGCTTAGTTATATAACTAAGACCGAATGTAGTTCGTTTCTGTTGCCCGATTACCACACCTGATGCAATTTCAGCAGAGCCGTCGCACTGTGCAAATTCATCGGGATAAGTATAAGCCTCAATCGTTGCACCGAAATCTTCATTGGACATGAGCGACAGATACTTAATGTTGTCTGCATACAGAGCAGTTGCTTCAGCACCGGAAGGCTTCTCGTTTACAGCAGTAAGACCATTCCACGCAACACCGGTGGAATATTCACCATCCTTGTACGGATAAAGTACGCCCTTTTCGACACCGGTTTCGTAATAGCGCTCGCCGGTCTTATCCCAAGTAATTTTCTTAGACATAGATTCATTCTCCTTGTACAATAAATGTAGTATTTTTTAGAGTTTCTCTCCAGAAACTATGACACCCTTCTGTTTTCAGTAAAATAATGTAAAAACATCATGATTGAGATTGTCCGCTGTAAAGCGACGGTTGAACTGACACATCGGCAGCATTGATACCCTTTCACTGATTTCGCTTTCGGGATCTTCGTCAATGACGGTCAGTTGATAGGATTTGTTGTTCATGTAAACGGCATCGTTTGCAAACGTATGTTCTATGTTGCTTAAAGAATATACGATTGCCGGATACTTCATTTTCAAGGACTCGGGCGGCTGAAAATATACATTGCGACTTCCGAGAATATTTTCCAATTTGTATTGTAAACTTTCTCTCGATTTAACCATTGTATAAACCTCCGATCGTCAACAGCAGTCTTGGAAACTGTACTTCCACATTGGAAATTTTCCATTTGGCGCCCATAAATTCAACATATCGCATTGCGTGGAAATTCTCGTTGGCAAATGGATCGGCTACGATGCTGATTTCATTGGAAATATTTATATCGTCGTTGAGCTGGCTTGCAGACTGCAATCTTCTGGTGTTTTTAATCACATCCCCGAAGTATTCTCTTTCTGTAATCTGTTCCTTCCATACGCCCGGTTTTACTTCCTCCGTAACAGCGTAGCCGATTGTTCCATACCATTTAGCCATTTTGATTTTTCCTCAATTATTCAGAGGCACCGTCAGAGGCACTGTCAGAAGTGCTTTCAAATTCAATCGCAATCGCAGAGTAGGGCTTGGTAAGAGCACCGGAGCAGCGTGTCTCAATCAGATACTTCTGTGCATTGTAATCAATGTCAAAATCGTCGAACAGGTTAACAGAGCCGCCATTATCTGCACCAACGTTGTAATCAGCCAGATTGACGATAATTCCGGCGAGTTCATAAGATTTTTTAGTGCTGGCATCGTCACGTTTGAGGTTTTCCATCACAGGAACCGTGATAATCTCCTTTACACGGAGCTTGGTAGCCAGCTTTTCAACAGAATCGTAGAGGTCACGACCGGTAGTGTCAGTCAGAAGGAGACAAGCAGTCAGCATATCCTCATTGATGTAAAGAGAGGGACTACCGGATCCCTTGTAATTCTTACGAGCTTTGATAGCTGCTCTGATGAACTCTCTTGCCTTATCATCTTCCGTTGCACCGCCAGTTACGGATACGGTCTGCTTAATTGTGTATAGGTCATCATCGGTCCATACAGGGCGGATGTTCATTTCATTGATCTTATCATCGCTGGAAGATGTTCTGCCGTCACCTACAAGATATGCACGAGCCAGTTCTTCATCCAGCATAAGCCGCATCTCGGACTTGAGCCATGCAACAACATCGAAATCTGTAATATCAATCACGTCATCACGATCCATCTTCTGTTTCTTATAGACCGTGGTGGGAGTGGTTGTTCTTTTGAGCAGGCTGAAGACCTCTTCCTTTTTCCGGTTTCCCTTGATATAACCCTTGGCTCTTGCATCATCCTCAGTAATATCAGCCAGAACGGACTTGATGCGGGAAAACGGAGTATGATGCACACTGTTCATAACCTTTTTAGCCCAACCGGTGTCACGCTGAATGAAATCAGGCGTATTGGTGATAGTCTTTGCCTCCGGAAACAGATAGTCAACATTAGTAATACCGTGTTCCAATGCACTCTGCTTCATACTGCCGTATCGCTTGGCATCGCTGATAACAGCCATCATTTCGGAATGGCTCAGTACCTCGCCGGTCATCTCCTCGTCCTGATCAAATACGTTATGCTTCATTTTGTTACCTCCTTCTTCGGTTTCATCGCTGTCGGATTTACTGCTATCTTCGAGTGCCTGTCCAATCAGTGCGTAAACGACAGTCTTCTGTTTTTCAGTAAGTGTGTTGAATACATCTGCAACGGTTTCTTCGTTTTCAGATTTTGCCTTCTTTGATGTAGTATCCATTTCTTCCTCCTCTTTTTCGGATTCTTCAGATCCGTGGCTGATTACAATATCCTCTCCGGTGTAGATGATGGCTTCCTCATCTGATGATTCTCCGTGGCTGATCACAGAATCAATGTATGCACCGGGATTTGCACCTGCAAGTACAAGGCTTACTTCACGAATTGCTCCATGAAGAACATTACCACCCTGCTGCCGCAGTTGGTTTGCATAGATTGAAAGCGCCGTTATGTCGCCATGCTTCACGAGCAATCTTGCATTTTTGCCGGATTCTGTATCGTTGAACGTACAGTAGGCATAAACTCCGTTTTCACGGTTTTCAAGCAATGCGTGTCCAAGCACATTGAATGATTCATCGTGACGGTGATTCCAGACAAGCGGAACAATTTCCCCGTCATTTTCCTTAAATGCATCTTTCATGATGGTACGTCCATCCGAGCATTTAAGATTGTTTCGGGTAGCCCAGCCACTGAAGTCGTATTGCTTCATTTTGATTTTTCCTCCTTTGTATTTTGTAAAATAGATTCAGACGTATCGCGCACATTGTCTTCGGATGGTTTACTCAGGTTCTTGTTTCTGAGTTCGTCCGCATTTGGATCACCTGAGGGCTTCATGCCGATAATCTGTCTCATTTCATTCGATGTCATGATTTCATTTCTTGTGAATTTGTCCGCAATTTCAGCGATTTCAGAAACTGGTACCAGCTTGAACGGGTCTCTGAAGAACGAAATAGTCTGCAACTGTGAGCGGGCGGTTTTCGTCAGAAATGATCTCTTCATGCCATCGGTAATAGCAGAAAGAATCGGTTCGGTTGTACGGCTGTAGTAGTTAAGCATCGTCTTTTCGTCCGCTGTACCATCCAAAATACCCTGCGTGATTCCTAACTGGCTGTATAGCATACTCGTTAAGTATTCAATCTGGGACATCAGATTGTTTTCAACAGGACGATTAAGCTGCGTAATGTGCTCTGTACCATCGGTATAAGCGATACCGTACTTTGAGCCGGACAACTGTGCTTCAATGTCTTGACGACGATTTTCTGCCTGCTTACGTCTTGCTTCTGTTTTAATGATATATGGCAACTGAATAATCAGATCCAATTTTCCCGAACTGCTTTGTTCGTCTACAACGTCCAGCAGATTCAGCTTTCTGATCAATCGCTGCATCGTGGAGTTATGTTCATTCATGACCGCATACAGTGGATTTTCAATAATAGCAGCCATGCTTTTCGGAATAAGAATATCTTCTTTCAGACCAGTTCTGTCATTGTATACACGAACCTTGATATGCCGGGGATGCCACTCTATGATTTTGCCGGTTCGCATAGACTGAATATCGTAAGAACCTGTAACCTCCGGATTGAACGTTGTATCCACTGGAACGATAGCGACGCATCCCTCATCCAGCATGGACATGACGACATCCTGAATGAAAGCTCGTCCGGTTTGATCAAGGTTAGCTTCTAAGGATAAACAGCTATTCAGGTCGGAGGGAATTATTTCGAGAAAGCGATTGTTTTCATCAATGCGAATATGACGAATATCGACTGCTGCAACATCCAGTGCAATGCGGTTGTATACGGATGTAATAATGGATCGTTCATTTCCATGAGTAAGTCTGGGTCTGTCCGGGCGATAAGAATATCCCATTCCGACATCACGATAGTTGCTCGTCGGATCTTTGTTAAAAAAAGCGTTCCAGGCGTGTTTCAGTCTGGATCCAAATGTTATCTCCATTTTGAATTTTCTCCTTCTTTGGTTAGGTTTTACTTAAATTTAGGCATAAAAAAAGAACCGCCGAAGCGATTCTTAAAAGTTTGAACTATTTTATTAATCATCAGTTGGCAGCAAATCAAGAATGGAGTAGCAAAACATTCCTTCATCATTTGGCTTATAATCATTATCTACATCAAGACAGCCTAATGTAAGCCTATCTCCGACAGTTTCTTCAAGCTCACACCAATTGTTATCGGTCATATTTGCATAGTCAAAATTAAGTCCGAGTGACTTCATATACTCAATCTGTTCTTTTGAGTATATTTTGGTTGCATCTCTGTCATCTTCGTAACGCGGCATATTACTCACCCTTCCTATGAATATTTCATTCTCACTTTTATTCCTCCTATATTTACTCAAAAGCTTCTCTGTTGAGTTTATAAGCAACGTAAGCATCAAGCATAGCTGCAACAGCATCAATTTTCTGGTCACGTCTCTTCTTGAGCAGTTTTCGATTACCGTTAGTGTCTTCCAGAGTGATACAGTTTCCCATTGAGAAGGTCATAAGTTCTTCGTCAAACAACAGCATACGTTCTTCTGAAAGTTTTTTTAATTCTCCAAGCGGAACGGATTCTGTCTTTGCTCCCTGAATTACTTTTTCAATTCCGAACGGACCGTTTTCAGCTTCCCATCTGGTGACAAATTCCCTTGCATTGTATGGGTCATAACCGAAGCATCGAACATCGTAGCCACATTCAGAAATATAGTTATCAAGGTCGTCATACACCTGCATCATGTCCAGAATAGTTCCTTCCAGAACAATCAGACTGCCTTCTTCCATGAACTGATCGTATTTGATTCTCATAGCGGCAGGTAGTTTGTGCAATGTCAGAGACGAGATATAATTTCGTGTCTTAACGCCGAATGCTCCTCTTGAAAGCGGAAACAGAAAGGTAAAGGAACAGAAGTCGTCACCTTGTGACAGGTCTCCGCCAAGAGAGCATGGCATCTGCCAGTAGTCTCGTTTACGGTGGGGGAGGGTTTCTTCATAGGTAAAGTAATAGGTATAACCCTCCATCGGAATGCCAAAGCGTTTTGCCAGAATATCATTCCGTGCTGCCGGAGCTTTTTCAGCCCTCTCTACATCTAACTGATAAGTTTCATAACTCACCGTCTTACCAAGATTCGGATTTGCTTTCAACCACATATCAGGTCTTGCCACTTCATCCAAAGAATCAAGCTTGTACCACCAGATCGAAACGTGGGGGTTTACATAATCGCCTTTCAGTATGTCCATAAGCTCCATTTTGATTGTGTCTCCTGCTCCATTACGAACAGTACCCTCGGAGCTTGTCGCAATGATCAGGTAGTCATCTACTTTGGAAGCACCCTGTTCTATGGCTCCCACTACGTCCTCACGAATGTCGCCGGAAAGCCATTCATCTACAGTAGCAATTTTACATCGAAGTCCCTGTAGTTTATTTATCGACATCGGACGGATTTCGATTAATGAATCGGTTAGAAAATTTTCGATTCCCTTTTTAGTTGGTGCTAATTTCACTCGATTGACTTTAGAACCAGTGGTGTTTTGCAATGATCCTTCTGTAAGAAACTGGAAAAGAGGACCTCTTGCTCTTGTGATGGCGGTGCGGATGGGGGACATGACTTCCTCAGCAAGCTTCATAGTTGGTGCAGTTGTGATCTGATGTGTTGTGGAAGTATCTACGTTTTCAAAGTAGGATTGTATGCAGGAATCGTATATAGATTTGGCTGCTCCTCTTCCGACGATGAGATACTGTTTGTTGATTAAGCGTTTTTTAATACGTTTACGGACGTAGTGACCTCCACGACCATCGGGATTTGGTTCGTAAATGCTTCTTTCTACGAAGTAGTACCATCCGAAAACTTGTTCACCCCAAAGCTTGAAACTATCAAGCAAAATTAAGTCCGAGCCATCTGTTAAGGTAAGCTCATTCTCGCAGTAGGAAATCCACCCCTCTACGGCTTGATCATCGTAGTAAACACCAGAATTTGCAATAAGATCATCTATGCGATTCATTTCCATAGAAATTTCCTTGCATACCGGAATCTCGCCACGAATAACGGCATCCCGAAACATACCATAGTACTTTGGAACTGCGGTGTTTGATAATGCCATTTTGATTTTTACCTCTTACTATATGTCTCTACATTTTCTCGAAGTTCGTCGATGATTTCCGCATTACTTTCAAATAATTCATCCAATGATGTCATATCGTATTTTTTTACCAGAGACTTTGCCTTTTGGGAATTTTTATCTGATTGGTAGAAATCTAACAATGCCTTATCATAGATTGAGGTCAACTTCTCCCCAAAAACTTTCATATATTCTTCATAGTAACCATCTCTGTTGGCATAATTGTCACCATATTTCTTTTGCTGGGAACTATTGTATTTTTCGAGTCCACCATTATTCATATAATTTGCAGCTTTATTATAGGCATTAGTGTATTCTTTATTGTATCTATTGCCCCATTTATTAGCGGTTTTTGTCGCAAGTTTTTCGTACTCTTTGCCGTATCGTTTCTTTCCCGCTTCCGTTAAAGTACCGTCTTCGTTCTGATAACGACGTACACCCCACTTCTGACCGGAAATACCATGATGATATAGTTTGTAATCCATACTATAATTTCACTACCTTTCTTTTATATTGATTTCCAAATTAATCCTTTGCACCAATACCCAATATAAAGAAAATTTCTTTGCATCATTTTGGACAATCTGTTTTCCATACATTTCACAATTATTGGATGGTATTGATTTTGCTATAATTATACCATATAAAGCCTAAAAAGCAAGCATGATTTTCTTTCTGGGCAAGGTCTAATTTGGGAATCAATAGAATATAAATTTGTACAAAACTATTGACATTTGTTTGTTATAATGGTATGATATACATATAGGCTGCTTTTTTTTAGAAAAGTGCTGCTTTGTAATTCAGAGTATTACAAGGAGGCTCAAGAAATATCATGAATTAGGAGTGATTAAGATGAACGAAAAAGAAAATAGCACCATCCATACACCCACTCTCGAATTTTATCCAGCCATACTGGATGAGGACTTGAACCTAAAAAAGTGTACCGCAATTCCAATTTCACAATTAGCATCCATGGGCGTGGCACTTGAGCCGTTGGCTGCTGCTATTACGAACATATTCGGAAGTGGCGGAGGCAGTGGTTTGTATTATATTAACGTGCCATCTGGAACACATCTGGCAGCATATAAAAATGGGAGTGGATATATAGGCGCGGTATTGAGTAACTCAACAAATGTATTAGCCGGTCAGTCTACAAAAAACCCACTCGCTATT